TTCATTTAGATTTTCATATGCATTATTGTCTAAGCAAGCAATATAAAAATCATTTACATCAATTCCTACTCTTTCTGCAGAAATTAACATATTTTTGCAAATGTCTATGCATCCACTATTCAAGAATGTTAAAAATTTCATTTATTTAATATTTCATTCAAAGATAAATTTTTTCCCACATTTTTCCACCAATTTAAAACTTTATGATAAGAATCAATATGATGACCTTTATGTGTTTCTTTATATAGTCCAGTATCTTCTCCCCAATATTTTGATTTTCTATAAAAAAACGTAGTAGTAAATTTTATTTCTTCTACGAATAAAGGAAGAACATAAACATTATATTCTAAATTTTGACTATCTACAACACTTTTTGGTGAATAATAAATCAAATGTTCTGCCAAAGGAACCCAATCATTATTATTCGGAAACTCCAAAAGAAATTTATCTTCTTTTATAAAAGTATCAATTAAAACTTTTGCAAACCTTCTTGTGACAATATAAGCACCAACAGAAAAATCATCCCAAGTTCTTCTTCTCAATCTAATATCATCAGAATTTTCACTTGCACACATTAATTGAATACAATCCCAATCTTTTGGTAGATTTTCAATAAATTCTTCCCAAGTAAAATTCCAATATTGAATAGTTTCTAAACTCAGATCATCTTCACAAAAGAAACCATAAGGTTCATTAGTATTATTATACCAATAATTTATCATTCTAAGATGTGAAGTTATTGCTCCCTTTGTTCCATCATCAAGATAAAATACTTTAGAACCTTCAATTATATCATTTGTATTTTCAAATCTATCTGATAAAAGAAATTGAAATGATTGAATATTATTTTCTAAAAATTGTCTTTTGATATTTTCTTGACGGTCTTTGCTTTCTTTTAAACTTGCACAATAAATGTTTGGAAAATTACTGTCCATGAATACACATATCCTCAACTAATTGCTCAAAAGAAATTTTAGGTTCCCAACCTAATTTTTCCTTTGCTTTTGTAGCATCACCCAATAAAGTCTCTACTTCAGTCGGTCTAAAATATTTAGAATCAACACGAATGATTGGTTTTCCACTAAACTTTTCAACTCCAACTTCATCCAATCCTTCACCTTTCCATTCAATATGAAGACCAAAATAAGGACCGGCAGCATTTACAAATTCTTTAACTGAATATTGTTTCCCTGTTGCAATTACATAATCATCAGGGTTATCTTGCTGAAGCATTAACCACATTGCTTCCACAAAATCTTTTGCATGTCCCCAATCTCTTTTAGCATTTAAATTACCAAGATATAAACAATCTTGAAGTCCGACAGAAATTTTAGATAATGCTTTTACAATTTTTCTTGTAACAAATGTCTCACCCCTGCGAGGAGATTCATGATTAAAAAGAATCCCCGTGCAAGCATACATTTCATATGCCTCACGATAATTTTTAGTAATCCAATACCCATAAACCTTAGCACACCCATAAGGAGAACGAGGATAGAATGGTGTGGTTTCTTTCTGTGGAATCTCTTGAACCATCCCAAACATCTCTGAGGTGGATGCTTGATAGATACGAACATTACCTTCCATTCCAAGCAAACGAACTGCTTCAAGAACACGGAGTGTTCCCAATGCATCTGTTTGTCCTGTATACTCAGGCATCTCAAAAGAAACCTTTACATGACTCTGAGCACCAAGATTGTAAATTTCATCAGGTTGAACCTGCTGAATAACTCTTACTAAGTTAGTAGAGTCGGTGAGGTCTCCGTAATGTAGTTTAATGCTGTTGTAAATATGATCAATTCTATGAGTATTAATAAGAGAAGACCTCCTAATAATGCCATGAACTTCATATCCTTTTCCTAAAAGTAATTCAGCAAGATAAGAACCATCCTGCCCAGTAATGCCAGTGATTAATGCTATTTTCATGAAAAAAATATTACTTTTTAGGTGATCTATGAATTATCATTATACCAATAATCGGAGCAATAGTCAAACCTGCTCCACAAAGTCCTAACCATATTGGACTTGCAGCAAGTGCTTCTATGATATGAAAAATCATTGTGGATATGCGTGATTGAGTGCCCAAACAATGAATAGTCCGATTATACCAAAAATAATCATTGCTGAAAATATTGTGCTACTCATATTTTCCTTTTCCATATAAAAAGATTAGTTTAGAGTAATTTTAAGAAATGGAAGTAATGGTGGAATAACACCAATCAACCTTAAAAGTCCCTCAGCAAATAGAGCAAGAACCACCCAACCGACGCACATACTAATGATAGAAGCATTACGGTTGTGTCTTCGTATAGAAGCATCGATCATCTCCTGAACTTCTGTGCGTGTAATAAACTCTTCTTGCTCATACATCATTTTTCATCACCAAGAAACTTTGCCAGAGGATCTCTTCTGGTCTTTACAATTTCAACTGCCCTCTTGTAGAACATATTGTCAGTATTGCCAGAAGATTCAAAAGTTTCCTTAATCTTCACCCAATTATCATAGGTGTGCTGATCCATAGGGTTTTAAGTTGAATATTATTAGTTATAATAATCAGCACATTATGGTTGTCAAGTTTGTGTTGATTACCAAACAGACATTAAAAAAATGTAAAGTATTTTACAAAACTTATATCAACGAACTTCAAAATCCAATCGTCCTACTTTCCTTTGACGACGTGCTTCTTGCCAAGCAATGTCTTCATTTGTCAATACATTATTTTTTTCTTTGGTGTGAAAAAAATTCAGCATTACTATATTAGATAAATCTAATGCTGTAATGACTCCACCACGAATAGTTGCCATATTTGGACAACCACAAGTTATAGTTTTTATTGGATGCCCTTCCAATTCTTTTCCACAAGAACGACATCTAATTTTTATATTTTCCATATTCCAATCCTATAAATAAATTTCAAAATATTTTACTTATTTATACTAGTTAAAAAAAACCACCCCAGAAAGGGGTGGTTCCAATCATCTTATGAGTACTTATCAAAACCTAAAAGTCGTCTGAATCACACCACCATAGTTATCTGAAGCATTCTTGAGTCCTTGATTGTTGGAAACATAAAACACAGCAGGAGTGATGCTAATGTTATCGCTGACTTTGTAACGATAGAAAGCTTCCCACATCAGAGCCTTCTGACTATCAGTAAGTGAAGCAGCATTACCAGGAGCACCGATGGCAAAACCAGCAGCATTTCCCTTAGCAAACACATCACTCCACTGAAGACCAGCAAACCAGGTCTGGGAGTTGGTAGCACCAGTAGGAGTTGTCTTACCAAGAGAATTCAGGCTAACATCATTCCAACCATAAGCACCTGAGATTGAAGGTACAATACCAGACTTCTTAGGTTGCCAGTAAGCATTGATAGCATAGCTGTTGGAAGATTGACCAGAAGCAAGAGCACCAGAACCACCGTTAATAGCATTGAAGGTACGAACACGAGTGCCTTCGGTTCCATAACGATAACCAAATGCAATACCATACTGAGGAGCACGATAACCAATCTGAGCAAGAGTGTTCAGAGCACCAGATTCATCAAATTCACCTTTGCTAGAATCAGAACCGTTCTGGGCAACATAGTTTACACCAGCAACAAAACCACCCTTACCTTTCTTGGTAGGTTGTGCCCACTGAGCACCGAAACCAGAACCAGTTGCCTTGTTGTAGACACCTGGAGCACCAGCAACAGCAAAGAAGTCCAGAATGTCAGACTTATAAGCAGTAGGAATCCAAGACATCTCAGTGTTACGAACCAGAGCACCAGCAGTCAGAGTCACACCTTTAGCAAGTGCAGGGAACTGATAGTACAGACGGTCAAGTTGTACTTGGTTAGAAGTACTTTCTGCCTTATCCAGTTTGAACAGAGACGAGGAAGAACTAAAGGGTTGACTGGAGAAATTACCAGAACGCAGACGAGTCTTCAGCAAATCCTTACCCGTGAAGGAAGTATCGAAGTTCAGACGAACATCATAGTTGAATGCTGTGTTGCCAACGTTAGAATTATTAGCAAGACGAGCACCTTCTACACCACCAAGAACGAAGGTTGCTTCACCACGCAGTTTAGATGTAGTGGAGAACTGAGTTGCTTGAAGTTGACCAACTTGTGCTTCCAGTTTATCAACACGACCACGAATAACTAGAAGTTCTTCAGAAAACTCTTTTGAAAGACGTTGGAGTTCATCAGTTACTTCGGTTACACGGTCAAGGCAAGCATTCAGAAGTGCTGCTGCCTCATAACGAGTCATTGCCTTACCACCACCATAAGTTCCGTTAGGATAACCAGCAACACAACCATAACGTTCTACGAGATTGCTGAGTGCCTGATATGCCCAATCGGAAGGTTGAACATCAGAGAATTGAGTGACGCTTGTTGCCTGCTCAGAGGAGTATTGATTGACTGCTGCAATATTAAGGTCTGCGGCATTCGCAACAGCAGGAGCAATCATACCAAGAGCAACAGGTGCAAGCATCAGTTGTTTGATTTTCATAAAAATGTTTTTTGTGTACTAAACGACATTGTGAAGATTTACAACAAAGCAAATCTTCGTTATTTATGCGTCTTAAGCAAATCTTAAGATGACCAACATCATAAATCAACTTTGGTATTATGTCAATTAAAATTTGTTTAAGAGGGGGAGATTTACATTGACTCCCCCCATATTATTCTATTGTGTCAAACTTCTACCGTGATCAGTCGGTTAGCATATTCATGAGCATAAGATGTGCGAGCACCATGAATGCCCCAACCAATCCAACTATACGCATAGTCCATGTAACGATTGATAGATTTTCCAGGAGTTTTCATCCTGTCAGCAATTCGTTTCCATTGAACCTCAGTCGTTAGATAACCAAGTTGCGTTTGAAAAGATGATGGATTTCCACCAAATCTCTTAGCAAAATCACCCAATCCATAATAACGATCGGCAGATGTCCATTGGATCAAACCATAACCACGACCGCAGTGATGGTACTGAGTCCTACTACCACCTTCACAAATATTAGGCACGAACATAGATTCTTGCTTAATATTGCCCAGGATAGTAGCAAGGGCGTTTCTGTCTTTAATTCCTTGCTCTTGGAAATAATCCACAGCAAGTTTTTCATGTTCTGAACACCCTTTACAAATTAACCTTTTCTCTTTTGGTTTTTCGGGAGCAACCTCTCGGATTGCTGTCTTCTTTTCATCTACAAGATTCAATTTGGTTAGTTCTTCCAATGGCGGAGGAGGACCTTGCATCTTGTATTTGACGAATGGCAGTGATGCCGTGCTGGTTGTAACCGTTGCCAAAAGGGGCAAGGCTACTGTAAAGATTGATTGCATTTAAAATAATTGAACTCTACATCCGTATAGAAGGGGGGTATACCAACCCTCTCGGGAGGCACCTTCCACGGCTCTAATTGTCACGATCAAAAACTCATAATATTAAAACCTACTCATAATAGGAATCCTTAAGGATTTTTTCATTATATCAGATTATTTAGATTTTATTCAAAATCTACAAAATAACCACTGATATATTCCAAAGATAATACTTCAAGATTTTCTTTTTGAATTACCCAATCACGAATTTCACTATAAACACTTTCGGCATCTTTAATTCTTTTTTCATCACATAAAGAATGCATACGGTCAATATGATTATTAATCACATCATTGCACATTTTCTTGACGTGAAGTTTCATTGAAGTAATCCTTCCTAAAGTATCTTGAAAGTATATTCGAATTATAATACTTAGGAGTTCCATTGTCAAGAGACTCAGTTAAGACATTGTTTAAGAACAATTGCCTTGTTTCTTCGTAGTTAGTTTTACCAACAGTTTTATGAAGTGATAAAATAGTTCTTTGAAACTTATCTTTTCCTATCTTTTTTATATCTTCTTTTAACTCAGGACAAGAACCATAATATTTTTTCCAATCTGATTCTTGTTTGACTTTTCTTTTCTTTCCTTTTGGTGTTCTAAAAGACCAAAAGTATTTCCTTCCCAAATATTTCCTTTGAGTTTCTTCGCAATTTATCAAATAAACAAATCCAAAATTCTCTTGAATATCTTCTGTCTCAAAAACTTTTCCTTGGTATAACCAAGGGTTTTCATAACTCATCTGGGTCCCTAATAATATTCAAGTTATTTATAGATATAACTTATCTTCAACCCTAACAGAGTGATTATAGTCATAAAAAAAGCACCTGTCAAGAGGTGCTTGGTGTATTATAATAAAAGTGTTTTATCCTTCTATAATTTGGTTGAACCAACCTTCACTCATATTATTGATAATTACATTTGCGTTTTCAACTGTTGAAGCAAAGTTGTTTTCAAGAAGATATGATGCTACAAATTCGTATGCTTCATATGCCTCTCTATTGAGTTGCTTTTTCTCTCTAGGAGTCAGAGCACCTCTTTGTGCTCCTCTTGCTGCCTGCTTTGCTTTTACGGCAGGGTCATCAGACTTGTGAGCATATCCACGAAGACCATAATCAGAAGAAGTTGTCTTACGAAAATCACCTCTTTGCTTTCTGGCAAGATTTTGTCTTGCTGTTGGATTTACACCTCTTCGACCATAAGTTGGTCTGTTTTCTAATTCAGTTGCTCTATCTGCTGCCTCTCCACCACCTGTTGATTTTGCAATTCTATTACGGATTGCTGTCTCATCGTGGCCTCTCTTAGCCATTGCAGTTGCTTCATCAAGTTCAAACTCTTCATTATATGGTTTTCCTTTAACCTTTGCGATTGCAACTTCTTTGGGAACACCAGAAGCAATCATTCTTGCGATTCTTACATCAGCAAAGTCATTATCACCATCTTGGTCCTGGTCTACTTTTTTCTTTGCTTCGTAAATTGATGAATAAGCATCTGCAATATCTTTAATTGTTTTAGCAGAAGGCCATTCGTAAGATGATTTTTGCGTCATTGGTTTTAGTGCTCCTGTTCCTGGAGTTGGAGTTTTAGTGGGTTTTGTATTATTTATACCAGTTGCTGGTTTTAGTGGGTATTTAGACATATCCCTTGGAGTGAATTTCTGCAAATCTGCTGCTGCACTTTTCACATCAGGAACAGCAGGAGTAGGACCAGTCGTAGGAAGATTGGTTTTTTGTGCTGCTTGAAGTGCCTTTTCTGGTGATGCACCAGATGCTCTTGCTCCTTGTGCTGCTCTTAATTCTGCAGATGTTGGTGTTCTTCTTTCAAATGAAGTATTTCCCAACTTACCGATTGCTGGTTTTGGTGCCGACGCAGCAGGAGTTGGTGAAGATGGTTTTGGTGTTCCACTTGAAGCAGAACTTCTTGCAGCATTTTGTGCGGCAACACTTGAATAACGAGACTTCTCTGCACCACTAAAAGCACCAGCAGTAAACTTACCAGTTGCTTTATCTAATTTTCCTTCAACTCCTTTTTGTTTTGCAAGGACGGTTGAAGATGCTGCTGGTCTTGGTGGAGGTGTTGAACCTGACCCTGCTGGTCTTGGTGGAGGTGTTGAACCTGAACCTGCTGCTGGTCTTGGGGTAGGTTTATTTCTCCCTTCTTCTTTATTTAATCTATCTGCCAGAGATAGTGCTTCTGGAGTTTTAGTGTAAATTGTTTTATATTTACCATCTCTCAGCACTACACCCATATCTCTTCTTTGGTTTGTTGCATCAATCGTTCTTTGTGCTTCTTTTTCTTTTCTCACTCTATCCCGCATTGCTTTCATAGAAGAAGATGAACCAGGAAAAGATTGTGGCAATCCAAGTGAATCCACAATACCCTCATCAAGTTGCTCCACATCTTGAGAATAATAAACTTCCTCATATAAGTTTGCTAAAGCACCCAAGTCCTGCTTATTCATTTTTAGCAATAAAAAGTATTTTTATATACTTATTTATTATTTGATAAATTGCTTCCAATACTCATAGGAAGTCATTTCTTCGTTCTTAGTTGCTTGATAAGAACGAACTCTTGATTCACCATTTTTATCTGGTGCAACCATATGAGTTTTTATTTTCTTTGATGTTGGTGCTTCTTTCTTCTCTTTCTCAAATGCTTTATGAACTTTTGCGGCATCATCATACATATGAATACTCTTAGCACCACTTTGCTTTGCTACTGCATTCGCAACATCAACTTTCTTCTTACCAATATCACCACCTTTCATCCCACCAGTATAGTGAATCTTTGACTTATCTACATCAACACCGTACTTTTTCAAATGTCCTTGAAATTCACTTGGTTTATCAAACTTAGAACGAGCAGTAATAAGATGAACATTTTGTCCTCTTGCCTGTTTTCTCTTAATGTCCTTAATTACTTTCTTATTTGGACTTGAAGTTTCCTTGAACTTCTTAGCACTTTGAAACTCACTGAAATCATATGAGTGTCCTTTTTCCAACTTATGAGTATTGAACTCTTGGTTGCTTAAACTCTTAACTCTCTTTCCAGATTCATCTTTGACGTGAACCTGAACATTTGGTTTGCCCTTCTTTCCGTGCCCAAATAGGGTCTCATCCACATCATATGCGTGAACTGTTCTTTTTGGTCTAGTTCCTCTTGCCTTCTCTTCAATATACTCTTCAAGAATTGCCGCAGTAAACTCTTCACTGATATGCTCAAACATCACTTCTGCTGCTTCATAACTTTCTGCAAAATCAGCATCAACTAAAGTTTCAATTACATAATTATAAATGTTTTCTGTTTCTTCTCTTTGTGCTGCATAATAAGCACCAAGTGCTCTCTTAATTCTTTGCTTCTTACTATCACCTTTGAAGGTTTTGCTCTTTGAATGAACGAAATCACTAATTGTTTTACTGACATCAGCACCTACGTCAATTTTTTCATTTACATATTCCTCTTTGTAACCTTTTGCTGCAGAACTCCAATAGTCACCCCAAGATGCTTTATTTGCTTTTGCTTCTTCTGGTGATGATGGTTTAAATGTTCCACTAGTTTTACGAATAGAACCTTGTGGTTTTCTTACTTTTTTCTTAGTTCTTGCTTTTGCTGCCAAAGATTCAATTTCTTCCTTTGATGGTGGTTTATCCTGAATTTTTTTTGTTACTGGATTCCAGTGTGCTTCATTTACTTCAACTTCTTCTTTCTTTACTGACGCAACAAAACCAGGAAGTTGTGGTCCTGCTTTCTTTGCTCTTGCTGCTCTTCTACGAGCAATTTCAGCATCTGCCTTATTTGCAAATTCTTTTTGTCCCGCAATATCTGGATGTTCTGCTGCAACACCTTCAGTATAAAAACTTTTATATGAATTTCTTAAAGACATCTTTTTAGACTGTTTTTAGTTATTTATAAAAAAATAGGAGGGGCAATGCCCCTCCTATCAATTTACTTTTTAATCATCACTATTTTAGCTTGGTGACGACGATTTTCTTTTTGTTTTTGTTCTTTAATAAGTTGAAGGACATTAATTTTTTTCATTTGATTGTTTCCCCCGACTTCTGCATAGAAAGTTTGTTTCCATTTTCATCAACATAAAACATAGTACCACGATAAATTTCTACTCTTGGTTCACATTTAAATGTTTGATTGGGACGGTTTGTAGTGTCATATTCAACACCACGGTATACAACTTTTGACATTAGGTTTCTCCTTAGTTTTTAGGTTAAAGAGCGTTCCTTCAGTCGGCTTTTGCGTCTATTTTACACGTCTTTGGTGAGATTTGTTTAATCTCCCAAATTAAATCATTCTTTGCTTGTTTAGGAATGTCTTGTTTATGAACTCTTCCTACAATCAATTGTGCTTGTAAGCAAGATAGAATGAGTGCTTCCATAGATGAACGTTCCGTTCCGAGTCGGCTTACTTCCGTCTACATTCGCAATTCGCAAATAGCAGATGAACGTTAGGGACTTATTATATTCCCTTGTACGTTATATAGTCAATTTTTTTTGTTATTTTTGTTACAATTTTAGAGTTTAAATCCACTAAAAGAATCTTTTGTAATATCCTGCTTAATGCCACCAACCACATAAGATTCTACTTCCGTTTCCTGTGGAGCAACTTGAAGTCCCTTAGAGGAAATCCAATGTTCAGTCCAAGGAAGTGGATTATTCTTTGCAGAAATATCATAGAGTGGTTTGAGTCCAATTGCCTTCATTCTACGGTTTGCAATCCATTCAACATAACTCCAAAGAAGTTTGTCGTTTAGACCAATCATAGAACCATCTTTGAACAGATACTCTGCCCACCTCTTTTCCTCATTTACACAATTCTCAAAGGCACCTCTTACCCATTCCTCTTCTTCTTTAGCAATTTGTTGCATTTCTGAATCATCCCCTTCACGCCACTTATTGAGGATGTTTTGAGTAATAACAAGGTGCTGATTTTCGTCTCTTGCGATGAGAGAGATAATTTTAGCGGATCCTTCCATAAGTTTGAGTTCACCAAACGCAAAACTGCAAGCGAACGAGACATAAAACCTGATACCTTCGAGAATGTTGACATTGGCAATTGCCCTATAAAGTTTTCTCTTTAATTCAATTCTACTTTCTTTTGCATATCCAGCACCCTCTTGTGCAAAAATCCAATCATTAGATGTTCCATATTGTTGTGCAGAATTAATAAAATCATCATAAGCTCCTGTGACTGAGGATGCTCTTTCTAAAATTTTATCATTATTCAAGATGGAATCAAATACTTCAGAGGGGTCTGGATAAACATTCTTAATGATGTAAGTATAAGAACGACTATGAATCATTTCCATAAATTCCCACACAGTCATACAAGCTTCCAATTCAGGAAGAGAGCAATAAGGAATAAATGCCATTCCAGGACCACGACCCTGAACTGAATCTAAAAGAATTTGATATTTTAAATTAGAAGTAAAGATGTGCTTTTGTTCTGGACGAAGAGTTTGATAATCAGCACGATCCTTCTGTAAAGAAACTTCTTCTGGTCTCCAGAAATATCCCAACTGTTGTTGAGTTAATTTATCAAAGACTGGATACTTATATGAATCGTACCTTTGAACTCCAAGTGGAGATCCAAAAAACATTGGTTGTTTTTTGGAGTCTACGTAAGAAGTATTAAATACTGTCATTCCCTGTATTTCTTTTTTTGAATTAACTCTAAATTTTACAACTGTCACAATCTTCTTCTCCTTTTAAACTTAAAATTTCCTCAATTAAATCATTAACACCTTTAGATGATTCTTTAATTTCATCAGTCTTATTATCATATGTATTTTGATAATAAGATGTTTTCCAACCATACTTATATGTATTAAGAAGGTCTTGTGCCATCACTGACACAGGAACTTCATTATTTTCATAATTCTCTGGATTATAGGACCAGTTTCCAGAAATTGCTTGATCAAAGAATTTCTGCATAACTGCAACAATATTAATATACCCAATATTGTTAGGCATATCCCACAAAAGCGTATAGTTATTTTTAAGAGTTCCATACTGGGGAACAATTTGTTTAAGTGGTCCCTTTTTACTTTTTTTAACTGACAAGAATCCCCTGGGTGGTTCAATTCCATTTGTTGCATTTGACACAACGGAACTGCTCTCCGATGGCATTTGTGCGGACAATGTTGAATGTCGTAAACCATATGCCTGAATGTTGGCACGTAAAGTTTCCCAATCATGTTGATATGGAATGGAGGAAAGTTCGTCTACATCTTTCTTGTAGGTGTCAATTGGAAGAATTCCCTGTGAATATTTAGTTTTGTTAAAATATTTACATGCCCCTTTCTCTTTAGCAATTTGGTTAGATGACTTCAAAAGAAAATATTGGAATGATTCAGAAAGACCATGAACAGCATCCCATGCCTCCTGTGAGTCATACTTATACCCAAGTTTAGCAAGATAGTGTGCAAGACCAATAAAACCTATTCCAAGAGACCTACGTGCCTTGGTTGAGATCTCTGCTGCTTCAACTGGATAGTTTTGATAATCAATCAGTTCCTCCAGTCCTCTAACTGAAAGATCACAAAGTTCTTCAAACTCTTCATCAGATTTTACTTTACCTACATTAATTGCAGAAAGAATACACAAAGCAATTTCACCTTCAGGATCATCAATGTGTTGCAGAGGAGCAGTAGGAAGTGTAATTTCCTGACAATTATGGACCAGAATATCATTTGCGAAGAAGTTATGTGTTCCTTCTACAGTAATATCATAGACTGGGATTTCTTCTTCAAGATATTCAATCTTTAGCATTTTTTTCTCCTGTTTTGTTCTAAAAGTTGTTTAGCAAGTGTTCTTTGAGTTTCGTCTCTATAATAAGGATTATACACCAATCCAGTTTGTTCTTCAATAGATTTATAAAAGTTTTTATGTTTCCCACCAAATCTATTTTTAGAAAAATGTTTTGGAAACTTAATATTCAATTCATTAATAGCAAACTCAACTATTCTTTGTCTTCCACCAATAAATCCATATTTTTTAGCAAACTTTACACCTACTTCTATAAGTTCCTCATCAGTGTATCCAGAATAGTTTGGATTATTATAACCAGTAGTTCTTATGGAAATACCATTTCTCCACTCTTCCTGAACCTCCTGTGAGCATCTTGGAAGCATCCATCC